GTATAGGCCCCCATAGGTTGACCAACTGAATATTTCAGGTGGTGACCCTCTGGGGTTCTATATGTCCGATCCACTAAAATCTTTACTCAATATTTTGCTAAGTTTTCATCATAGATGTAACTTAGTAATTTACTTTGTAAAGAGATAGGGAATCTATCCGTTGCAGCAGAGAGATCTAACGATCAGAAGTTGTGACCCTTAGATTTTCAATTATTTAGTGGGTCTTGAGTAAAAGTTCTATCACATGGAAATCTTTTCAATAATTTGAAGAGATCTTCATGGATAGGTTTGAGGAGTCATTGACTATAGTAATCTACCATAGCAATCACTCTTCTCTTTAACTCAGGGTCTTCAACAATTGAAAGTCTTCCTTCATCTCCTTTACCAAAGTATTTGAAGGCCCTATGATTAGTTCACACTAATCTTATAGGTCCTTCAAATAGTTTTTTATATAATGGTTCAGATAATAATCCAATGAAATTCATTAGAATATTATGTGAAACATTTGCAAAGTAGAATAAACCATACATACTAGATGCGGTTGCAGGTCCAAATGGGGATGATTTCTTACTAATATAGTGAGAATTATTATCCCATTTTGGAGTCTGTAGCTTCATCTGGTATTGTTCAACAAATTGGCCGATAAATCATTTGGGGATGGTATAGTCCTTCCCTTTATAATTATCAGTTATTGTTGAATAATTTGGTTTAGGAAGGTCAGATGCCTTAGCTGGCTTTATAGATCTTACATAAGATAGAAGACTCAATAAGAGTCTTTTATCATTATAAGTTCCATAAAGTAATGGTTTAAGGTAACTGAACTTCGAAGGAAAGTATTCAGAGTCAATTGAGACCAAAGCCTTGTTATGTTTTAATGGATGACCACTCATTAATCTCGTTATGTGAAGCTTAACAGCTTTCATATAACGGATTGTGAATGGAACTCCATTATTCTTAATAAGGTTTTGGACATCATTGATGAATCTTTTAATTAAGTTACGGTGACCAAATAAGTTTGTTAGTAACCTTGTTATTAATAGACTTATCGTCGTCATAACATAGTTAAAAGGGCGCTGTATACAGCTTTCTTAATCAAAATAAGCACTCATAGATATCAGACCGATATCTATGGTCTTACCCAGCTTAGGGATAAATCCGGTTTAACCGGGGTCCAAAAGTTCTAGGTAAGAACTTGTTTTGATAGATCTCTAAATCCAAGCTTCCAAGAGGTTGCCTGGGGAGATTATCACAGGTTACTACGAAAGTAGTAAGAAGCGCAAGCTTCCGTTGCCCACTGG